CTCAGAATCTCCAATAGAAATTTCTCTAATATATGCAATAATATCTACCATTTTATTAATTATATCAAAGGGTCTATTGGGTAGTGCGGGTACTATTTGAGTATATTCTTCATTCTTCTCATTTTTGAAAGTTTTTTCTGTAGAATGAGAAGTAAAAATTAATCCATATCCCTCGTAAGTTAAATCTCTGAAAGTCTATGAAAACTCTTTTTTAGCTAAATCATATCCTTGTCCCCAGGGTAAATCTCCTAAAGAATCTACACCATTCTAAGTACATACCCATTTAGTACAAAGATTCCAAGCTTCATCTGCTGTATCTATAGCAATTGCATGAAATTTTTCTTTTAATTCAGCTTTTCGGCAAAGCTGATTAACCATTGTCTTCCACTCTTGCCATGTTTTAATAGGCTATACATAAACATTATTTAATGCATTGGTACCCATTTCAAAACCAGCTATTAAAACGTTTTCAAACTATGCCGCCAGACTAGTTTTTCCTACACCCGGCAAACCATATAACATAATATATTTTCCTCTAAGATTTTTACTTATCTGTTGAGGTTTAAGGTTAAGCAAATCAATAGCCATTTACATCACTCCTTGTAGTTAGTATAGACAGTTTTGGTTATTAAAAACCAAAACCATCTGTACTCTTAGAAGCTGGCTTATTTGCCTTTGAATTCTGCTTAATAGATTCCATCTTTGCCTTTCTTTCTGCAAGAGCAGCCTTTATATCATCAGCATCATAAGAAAGTCCTTCATCAAGGCCGCCGGCAGAACCACCAGTAATGATAAGTTCTCTCTTTGACTCTGTACGAGATCTTTCTATTGGCTCACCGAAGCCCTGCTCTTCCTTCCAAGTTACAGTCTTCTGGCTAACGTTAATAAGACCAACAACCTTAACGGTATCACCATTAGACCAATTAGCCTCTATATGAGCCTTTGCTGTATCGGAAGCTATTAAATCAACAACATTAATTGTTCCATTATAACCAATAATACCGAAATTAACAATAAGTCTACCAGTCTCTTCCTCAGTCTTAGAATCTATTTCTGGTCTAGTATTTAAAACTACTCCAGAAAGTTCAAAACTAGCCTTATCCTTATCACTATCTCTCTTGGGATTTATAAAATTACTAGAAATCTGGAAATTACTACGAACCTGATTTGTTCTCTGGTCATACCAAAGATTTTCAGTAATATTACAAGACTTACCGCTAAGAGTTACCTTAGAGGCCTAAGAAGGAGTCTCGGCGATTGCTTCAGAAATAAGATTCTCCTTATAACCTAGTATACGAGTAAATACTGTATTGGGAGTTCCATCTTTCTTTAGCTTCATTGAAAACATTGGAATCGGAATTATATTTTCCTATACTTTTCCATTAATTTCCTAATCTACACGAATTTTTGCAATACCACGAACATATTCTCTGCCATCACTAGTCTTGCCTTCAGATACATCAAGTTCATTTAAAACGCCACTAATAAAACATTCATTCTAACTCTGTACTTCTTTTATATTCAACATAAAATAAATTCCTCCAATAAATTAAAAAATAAAATAATTCACATAAAAAAATTAAAAGGTAAGCGGAGTTAAACTCCGCTTTATAAATTACTCTGCGTCTACGTCAGCGTCTGGATCAAAATTAGCTCCAGCCTCAGTAAGATAGAACTTCTTTACTTCCTTAGTCTTACCCTCATCATCTGTCACTGTTTCAGTAACTCTCTCTGCATAACCCTTACGAACAAGACCAGTAACGGAACCAGTTACAGAACCAGCCTTCTCAAAACCAAGAGCCTCCTAGACTTCCTTAGTTGTGAATGAAACGCCAGCACCTGCTGCCTTCAAATACTCAAATACCTTTCTTGAACCTTCAGTCATCTTTGTCTTTGCCATAATAAAATCACTCCTTGTAAAAATTTAAAAATATTATTATTATAAAATAGCAGGTGGTTTTTCCACAGGTTGCTATTTATTTACAAATTAATTATATCATTACTTTATTAAAAAGTCAATTATTTACTAGTTCCATTTTAGAGGGAAGCTACAATTTTAAGTAGAATTTTAATAACTTCTCTCTAAAATTTTCCTACTTTAATAATTACCACTATTCAACTACTAAATCTATTGCTTGTTCGTTATCATCTATATTAATAGACTTAACACCCGTTGCATTTCGAGAAAGTAGTCTTAATTCAGCAGAAGAAATTTTTATATTCTTTCTCTTTACTATAATTATTATATCACAATCTTCTTTAATAGTCAAAAACTTAACAATTCTATCTCCATCTCTAACATCAGATATTTTCTTACCCTTAATACCTCTGCTACAAAGAGGAAATTCTTCCATAGAAGTCTTTTTAGTTAAGCCTCTTTCAGAAAGTGTTATCATATACTTGTGATTATCTGGAATTGTTTGAGCATCTATTACATAATCATTTTCAGATAATTTAATGGCTTTTACACCCGCAGTTGCTCTACCAGTTGCTCTCACTTCTTCTGTATTTATTATAACAAAATTGCCGTTAAAAGTCAAAATACCAACTTTTTCTTTATCCATAAACATTACTTTAACTACCTCATCTCCGTCTTTAAGATTGATAGCCTTTAAAGATTTTCCACGTTTATGATCATATTCCTTAGCTTCTGTTTTCTTTATCATACCATATTTTGTTATAAAATTAAAATATTTAATTTCATCTTTTCGCTTAATTGTCGTCATAGTTGTTGGTTTCTCACCACGTTCAAATTCAAATAACTGTGCAACATTAATTTTTGCATTAATTGGGAGGTCATCTACATTAAGATGATACATCTTACCAAAATTAGAAAATACTAAAAGAGCACCAAAATTATCATCACGGATAACCTTTGTAACTACTTCATTATCACCTAATTTTATTTTTGAACCCTTACCGCCGCGGCGAGTCTTAACTAAGGTTGAAGATTCTACTGTGTGAATATTACCAAGATTTGTATAATAAATTAACAATTCTTTCTTTTCTACTGGTTCAGCATCTTCTTCTTCTCCAACGAAATCAAAATTTGTTAAACGAGTTTTTCTTTCGTCACCATATTTATTTGCTATTTTTCTTAAATCATTTTCAATTTCTTTATATAATAATTCTTTATTATTTAAGATTTCGATATGATTGCCTTTTTCAATTAAAATTTTATCTTTTTCGTCTTGAAAAGATTGAATTTCCAAATGAATAAGACGACTTAACGTCATTTTCAATATTGCCTCTACCTGAGGTTCATTAAAATTAAAACGAGCAATAAGCTTATTTTTAGCTTCTGTCTTATCATTAGAACTTCTTATCATTTCAACGACTTCATCAATATTTGCTATTGCTAACAATAAACCGTCAATAATATTAACTCTTTCATCAATTTTCTTTATATGATAATTATGAATTCGAGTTCTAACTACTATTTCATGGTCAAGATGTGCTTGTAAAGCTTCACGCCAACTAAACAACTTTGGTCGAGTACCTTTATCAAGCATAACCATATTAATAGCATAACTACTATCTAAATCTGTTTTCTTAAATAATGTTTTAATAAGCTTAGTTGGATTAACACCTTTCTCTAATATTATTTTAAGATTAGAAGTCATTTTTGATAAGTCTTTAATACCATCTTTAGCTATACCTAAAATTTCACCATTATTAATACCATCAACAATCTGATTAACAATAGTGCCAACATAAACTCCATAAGGAATTTCAGTAAAATAAATTGCATTTTCTTTGACATCATAGGTCGCTGTAGCTCTCATTCGAACACTACTACCCAATTTTTTACCATTAAATTTTTTGCCTTTTACACTTTCGCCGCCGCCAGTTCTGAGAATTTCTTTTACCGCCTCAGCATTTAGAATGGTACCAGCAGTACAAAAATCTGGAGCACAATAAATTTCATCATAACTAATATCTGGATTCCATAAAAGCTTTATCATAGCTTCATTAACTTCTTTAATATTAAACTGTGGAATACTAGAACTTAATGAAGTTGCAATACCACTTGTTCCATTACAAATATTATAAAAACCTAATGAAGGCGTTACACTTGGATATTGCTCTGTTCCAGCATAATTATCAAACCAAATTTCAGTTGAATCTTCTTTAAGGCCATCAAATAAAAGACAACCCAATTCTCCCAGTCTCATTTCTGTATAACGTGCCGCTGCGGCCTTACCAGTTGAGATTGTACCCATTTGTCCCTTAAAATCTTCAAGAGCATATCTCATATTATAGGGCTTCGCCATACGAGCCATTAATTCATAGCAGGCTGCATCGCCATGAACATAAAAACGTTTCATAGCTTCACCAACGGATACCTGCGATTTTTCAAATCTTTTCTTGTAAGTTATTTTTCCTAAAAGTTGAGCAAACATACATTGACGCTGTGATGGCTTCAAACCATCACGGGCATC